TTGGAGTGAATTGTCTGCCAATCCGTCAAAAGATGCTTTAAGGTTGCTAGAAAAAAATCCAGATAACATACATTGGTTTGACTTGTCTACAAATCCGTCAGCCATGCACTTGTTAGAAAAGAATCAAGATAAAATAAATTGGAAAACTTTGTGTATGAATACGTCGGAATTGGCTATACAATTGCTAGAAAAGAATCAAGATAATATGGATTGGCAAGAGTTCTCTCAAAATCCGCATATATTTAAGTATGATTATAAACAGATGAAACAAAACTGTATGCTGTTTAAAGAAGACTTGATGAAGAATCGGTTTCATCCTTGCAATATACCCAAGTTCAAAGATTGGGGAGTCAATGGCTTTAATTTTGACTCCAATTAAAATAAAAATGATTTAAAACTTGTTATTAAATACTATAACATAAAATTAAAGAAAATGCAAACAGAACCTCCATGTTACATTGCAAAGTATGCAGTGATTTTGGATAAACCCTTTAATAAAATTGTCAAGTGGGAATTTGTGTTTTCCATATATCCTATTTGGGAAACGTTTAAGCAACATTTAAACTATGGATATCTTATCATAAGAACGGTTAAACAAATCCAAGAACTTTACAATACAATTAAAAATGGAGATGAGCTTATTCATATTGACTACCAACTTAACGAGAGCGAATTCGATAATATTACAATAAAAAACAATCCCCAACTAAGCACAATGGTTGGCGAAATATATGAGATATTTTGTGGCAAGTTAAACAGCTTTAATTACGCAAACGTAGATTATGATACAAGAACAGAAATGCTTTCTATATCTGGTAAAGATGCCTATGGTAAAAGTAAGCCTGTTTTTACCCAACACTTGTCGGTTTGGTCTCAAGATACATACCACAAAAACAATCTATTAATGCATAGAGATTTTGCCAAGTTGTTTGACATGTTAATAAATGAAAATGACCCAAAATTTGTGCTAAGATTTCGCAATCATAAAGATGATGTTCTTAGAATAGTTCGAGACGAAAATACGATCATCATGCAAACTAGTGACTTTAACAAAATTAAGTTCGTCATAAATACGTCATTTAGTACTGCTATGAACAAGATAGGAACCCACATGACGACTTATTAATTAAAAAAATTATATTTGAAACATAACCAGCACAATATCATTATTAGTAGAAACTCTATTTATAATTTTTTGAATTTTATCCCAGTCTCCACCCGAAAGACCTGCTCCAATTTGAGGTATACCTATAACTTTTCCTTGAAAGTCACAGTTTATTTTTTCAAACAGTTGTTTAATTGCATCATAATCAACCTGAGGATTTTTCGGATTACCATAACGATACTCTGTATATCCATTAATTATGTATTTATTAGAACTTGTTTGACATAAACTATATGAACCAAGTTTATTTTTATCGTTTTTATTCGTAGTTAAATCCACAGCATATGCTGCGGGATATTTTTTTTTAATTTGTTTAGCCAAACCTGCTCCCATTGAGTGAACACAATTACAACCATGTACAATAATGTCAAATTTACCATTTTCAAACAAAGTTAGCAAATTTCCATAAACAGTATTCATTGTATGTTTCTTGGTATTGTATTTTTATCATGAGTATTTTTTATATTTCATTTTTTATTTCATTTTTTATATTTCATTTTTTATTTCATTTTTTATATTTCATTTTTTATTTCATTTTTTATATTTCATTTTTTATTTCATTTTTTTATTTAATATAGTTTTATAAGACAGTTAAGGTTTTAATAAAACTGTATCCTGTATAAAATTTATATAATAATAATAACAAATAAACAAAAAAACAATATACATGTTTATTAGTAATAGAGATAAAAATATAAAATGGCAGGAGGAATATTAAATATTATATCCACAAGTCAAGAAAATATTATTTTAAATGGCAATCCTAAAAAGAGTTTTTTTAAAAAAACATTTATGTCATATACTAACTTTGGGATGCAAAAGTTTCGTGTGGATTTTGAGGGCGCTAAAACTCTCCGCATGTCAGAAGAGTCTCATTTTTCTTTTAAAATTCCTCGCTATGCTGAACTACTCATGGATACTTATATTTCTGTGCAACTGCCAAACATTTGGAGTCCGATTTTTCCGCCACAAGAAGAAGATGGTGATGCAGGCAAGTGGGCACCATACGAGTTTCGATGGATTAAAAACCTTGGTGCAAAGATGATTCGCAAAATTTCAATTACTTGTGGCAACTATACGCTGCAGGAATATTCGGGCGACTACTTGCTTGCAGAAGTACAGCGGGACTTTACTGAAACTAAACGTAACATGTTTAGTCAAATGAGCGGAAACACATGCGAACTAAACGACCCTGCTAACTGTGGAGTACGAACTGATGCTTATCCCAACGCATTTTATACAAGTAATATATCTGGGTCAGAGCCGTCAATTCGTGGTCGCACTATTTACATTCCATTAAACAACTGGTTTAGTCTTAAAAGTCAAATGGCTTTTCCTTTAACATCTCTTCAGTACAATGAGTTGCACATTAATATTACATTTCGCCCAGTGAATGAAATGTTTCAGATTCGTGACGTAAAAGACTTGGCTAATAATTTTCCCTATATTGCTCCCAATTTCAACACATTCTACTCTCAGTTTTACCGTTTTATTCAGTCTCCACCAGACGTAGAACTTGGCATTAATTCATACACGGACACCCGCACTGATTGGAACGCTGACATTCATTTAAACTGTACTTATGCTTTTTTGGCCAATGAAGAGCGAGAACTGTTTGCTAAAAAGAAACAGGAGTATTTAATTAAACAAATTCACGAAACTACATTTCACAATGTTACGGGACCAAACCGTGTAGAACTAGATGCTATTGGAATGGTTTCCAACTACATGTTTTACTTTCAGCGAAGTGACGCTAATTTGCGAAACGAATGGTCTAACTACACAAACTGGCCCTATGATTTTTTGCCATATGACCTATCTCTTGCTCCTGACGAAACTACTGTAATGTTTCCAGATGGGGAATCTGCTACAGGAATTGGTCCTGGTCTAGAGCCAGATGGAACTCCGTCTGGTCTCATGATTACAGGACCGCTTGCCCCTTCCAATGTAAAAAATATCATGACAGAAATGGGAATTTTGATGGATGGTGAGTATCGTGAAAATCTCCAACCGTCTGGCGTGTTTAACTACATTGAAAAATATACACGAACACCTGGAACCGCTCCAGACGGGCTCTATTGCTACAACTTTTGCCTGAATACATCTCCATTGGATTTACAACCATCTGGAGCAATTAGTATGAGCAGATTCAACACGGTTGAGTTTGAGTTTAATACTATTATTCCTGCTTTAGACCCACTAGCACAGAGTCAAAATATATGTGACCCGTCAACTGGTGCAGTAATTGGCGTCAACAAACCAACGTGGCGTATTTATGACTATAATTTTGACATGCGAGTGTTTGAAGAGCGGTACAATACCGTGTATTTTTTGGGCGGCAATGTGGGTATGGCGTATGCTACTTAATTTATTTATTCTATAACTACATATTCTTACCAACTTTGCGTTTATATTCTTCTGTGTTTTGTTCATATTCAAACAAACTTGTTTTTAGTTTATCATTTTCTGCTTGAAGTTGAACGACATGTTTCCACATGTTTAATTCTTTTTCGGTTTTTGACAAACATGATTTTAAATGATTATTTTCTCCAGTTAACTCTGCAATTTGAAATTTTAAAGTTGGTTCGAGTCCATGTGTTCCTTGAAATATATTAGGATTTGCATAAAAGTAAGTCGGGTCTATTCTTTTTACATGTTCATTGTCAATATATTTTTCAAATAAATAAAGTGCATTCGGATTTTTAGCTAACAATATCCAATATACATTATCCAATTCTTCCAAGTAATGTGTTTCGACGATATGAATTAATTTAGTACTTCCGTATTGACACAAATTTTTAATTGTTGTATTTGTTGTGTTACTGTCAGTAGATGATGGGTTAAATGGCACACTCAACATTAGTTCAATAATTATTTCTGAATGCTGTTCAATATACAACATTGTATTTGGGTTTGAATTTTGTATTAATATTCCAATACCCCTAAGTTTATAGTGTTGAAGTGTTTTTAACTCTATTGGTATTGGTTGTTTTATTGATTTTAAACTCTTATAGGACTTATTATATTGATTTTCCAAGTTAGTTTGAAGAAAAGATAATAATTCGACTTGCATTGTGTTATATTTGACAACTTAATATAACCATAACCCAGAATTTAATTTCATTTTTAAATTAAAATGACAAAATAAATGTTATTTAGTTTGTTAGTTGGTTCATTAATTTCATAGTATAAAATTAATTTGTTTGTTTATATTTATGTTATTTTTTGGGTACAAACTAACATAAACAAAATAATATTGCATTATTATATGAAGTCTAAAAATAAGACGCGAAAACGAAAGCGTATCTTTGTAAAAAAAGATTTCGTATCAGGTGACGGTATGGTGGTAAGTCTTTGGGGACCAGCCATGTGGCACTCATTGCATACCATTAGCTTTAATTATCCAATAAAGCCAAGCAAATCAGACAAAAAAAACTATAAAGAATTTATAACAAGTTTAACACATGTTCTTCCATGCAAATATTGTCGAGATAACCTAGTAAAAATATTAAAAGTTTTACCCATGACCAGTGCAAGAATGAAGGATCGAAACTCTTTTTCTCGCTACATGTACTTGTTACACGAAAAAGTCAATAAAAACTTGGGGAAAAAGTCGGGACTTACGTACTGTGATGTTAGAGAACGGTATGAGCATTTTCGTTCAAGATGCAGTACAGATTTAAACAAGTCAAAGTCAAAGTCAAAAACTCATAAACATAAAAAAAACATAAAAACAAAAAAAGAAAAGGGTTGTACCGAGTCGCTATATGGAAAAAATGCCAAGTGTATAATCAAGATTGTTCCAAAAGAAGAAAAATGCAAGACATTTCAAATGGACAAGACATGTAAAAAAACAAGAAAATAAAAAATCAATGTGTTATTAATTCATGCCACACATTGTTATCAAGTCCATCAACTATATTAACAAGACAATACTTCTTATTCAATAAGAATCAAACCCATTTACTCCCCAATCTTTAAACTTGGATATATTGTTAGGATGAAACCGATTCTTTATCAAGTCTTCTTTAAACAGCATACAGTTTTGTGTCATTTGTTTATAATCATACTTAAATATATGTGGATTTTTATATAACCAATCCCACTTGATTTTATTTGGATTTTTTTCTAGCAACTGTATGGCTGACGGATTACTAGACAATATGTACCAATTTATTTTATCTGGATTTTTTTCTAGCAACTGCATAGCACCTTCTGACGGATTACTAGACAATTTATGCCAATCTATTTTATTTGGTTTTATTTTAAGAAACTGCGTAGCCCATTTTGACTGGTTAGAATACAAAGTTCCCCAATGTATTTTATCTGGATTTTTTTCTAGCAACTGCATAGCCCATTTTGACTTATTGTTAGACAAATACGTCCAATGTATTTTATCTGGATTTTTTTCTAGCAACTGCATAGCACCTTCTGTCGGATTTTCAGACAAATATTTCCAATCTATTTTATCTGGATTTTTTTCTAGCAATCGTATAGCACCTTCTGTCGGATTTTTAGACAAATACTTCCAATCTCTTTCATTTATTTTATTTGGATTTTTTTCCAGCAACTGTATAGCCCATGTTGAGTGATTGTTAGACAACCGATTCCAATCTATTTTATCTGAGTTTTGTTCTAGCAACTGCATAGCAATTTCAGAGTGATTGTAACACAAATTATTCCAATCTATTTTATCTGAATTCTGTTTTAACAACTGCATAGCACCTTCTGACTTATTGAAAGACAAATATTCCCAATTTATTTTACCTAAATTTATCCAATTTAATAAAGACATTGGTAATTCAACATTCATGATTCTTTGTAATATTCATTATACAACAAACAAAAAAATCATTTTTTCTTTTTATTTTTTTTTTTTGGCTTTTCTGCAACTGTAGAAATATTTTTAGCAAGGCCCAAGCTGATATGAGCAATTTCATCATCTGTCATGGGTTTATACTCTAAAACTCGTTTTTCCATGTCTGCGGTAGCTTGTTTTACGGCATACTCTTTTTGCTCTTGTTTTTTTGCTAGGTTTTCTTTCATGCGTTGTCTGGTATCTTCGCGTTGCATTGCAGCGTTCATTTTAGTTACATCCATACGCTGTTTTCCTTTACCTCCTGCTCCACCTTGGCCCATAAACTGCTTCATTAAAGCATTCATGTCTAAACCCATACCTGCCATCATTTCTTTAAGACCCTCCATACCTTGGGGCATACCACCTGCTCCTGCTCCACTAAATCCTCCAGGATTCATGGCCTTCATAATTCCCATAATTTCAGACTGCAATTCGGCTTCACTAATTTCGCCAGAATCCATTTTTGCCTTCATTTTGGCTCCGCACTTTTTCGCTACCTCCATCATTTTGGTAGGATTGTTCATAAACTTTTTAAATACACCAGTTGGGTCAGTCATATTTTCAAGGTCAATATCTAAATCCTTGGCCAACTCTTCTGCCATTTGGCCGATTTTACCCTTCATTAATGTTTCAAGATGCTCCTGCATGTTTTCAAAATTAAACTGGGGCTTTTTATCACTTTTTGTATTATTTTCTTCAGTCGAACTTTCGTCGGTATTTATCTCATGAGTTGTATCTGGAAACATATTTTGAATATTTTTCATTGTTTCTTGTAACTTAGTTTGAAAATCCTCGCTATCCATGTTCTCAAACATTTTTTCAGAATCTTGGCCCAGTTCATTCTTGTTTTTAATTGCACCCATGACTGAAATTGCAATTATCTGAAGATACTTCCAAATTGTAGATTTGGTTGCGTCGGAAATATCCGAAATCCAAAGAACCTTGAAGTCAATGTTTGGTAAAAATATTGTATTCACTTCCGAAGACTCTAAAAAAATGTCAGCGTTTTCGTACACAATGTCAAGAAAACGGTCAGGATAAACCTGCAAACAATGATCCCAGACCAGCTTACGATTTTGCTCGACTTCGGTTACGCCCCACCAGTCGGGCATGGTTAATTCGGGAAAAGTAGTGCATAAATCTTGAATAAATTGGGTAATGGTGTTTCCAATATCGGGCATTTCGGTTGATAATGAAGTCATTTATCCTTTTTATTATTAATGATTTTACTTGAGTGTTTTTAACTCATTTAGTTAGAAAATAATAGATATTTATTATTTTGTACACAAAGACATTCATTTTACACTATCACAAACAATTGTCATTGCTTGTAGAACTTCATTTAATTTATCACTATACTTATTTTTTATTTTTATATCATTTGGGTTTTCGCTAAAATAATTATTAATAAATGCAATCATATCTTCATGATTATTATATTTAGTAATATCAAGTCCAATATCAAGACTTAACTCTTTAGACAAATCGATTGACATTTGTTTAATATGTTCAGGTTGTTGATCCAAGATATTTATAAATTTATATGCATTAATTATTTGCACATTTTTATCTATATTTTTATCTATATTTAACTTTCTCAATATCATATTTTCTTGCCCTACGTTGCTTATCTTCTTTGTGCTGTTTAAAATTTTGTCAATTTCCATTAGGAAATTACCGTCTTTTTTTGTGCCGTTTAATTTTTCGTTAATATTCATTATTAGTATTATTACTATATTTGTCCTTATATAACTTTGTCTTTATTGCAATAAATAATTATAGAAATGTTGCTTCATAAATCTTGTCGAGAGTTGGTCTGTACGGAGCCTTGGTAAAATCGTGTTCACGACGCGTTGTCATTTTCGTCACCATTTCCTGCTCTAATGTATAAGGAAACTTGTGCCTAGCAGGAACACCAGCCCACTTGCTGGCTTCAGTTGGGTAGTACATTTCTAACGCAGCAGAACCAGTAACAACCATAGAACGGCGAACAAGTTCAAACGCAACAAATAAGCCCAAAACACCTAGCACAGAATTTGCATAAGCAAACAAGCAAAGTGAAGCCGTAGCAATCAAAATCTTTCCTATAGAAGTGTCGATAATAGTGGCTAAAGCCTTAGGTGGGTTAGAGCCAATAATTAAATATAAAGCAAACAATACAATTAACAAAGTTTGGGGAGACTTGTTCATTTTAATATGTGTTTATATTTTATATTTTTTTTGTTTTATGAGTTTTGTTAGTTCTTATATTAATATTATGAGTGATACGAAAATATCATTAAAAATGAAATATTAAATCTGTGCAACTTTTACCACATAAAATATAACAAACATAATAATGCTTGAATTTGTATTTAACACTCGTACAAAATTCATGCTAAACCATGGT